CCGCCGCGGTCAGTGTGGCGATCCGGCCAGCGGCCGTGATCCGCTCCGAGAACGCCGTGATCTCCGACTCGCGCGTGGAGAACGACGAGCCGAGCTTCGAGATGGTCGACGCGAGGTTTACCATCTGATCCTGGGACAGCCCCAGGATGTTGTTCATCCTCGCGATCGAGATCGCGCCCTCGGTGCCGACCAGGTCCGAGGTCTCCTCGAGCTGGATCATCGCCTTCGCGACGTCGAGGATTCCGTCTCGCTGAACGCCCATCTGCCCGAGCGCCGCAGTGAAGTCGGCAATCTTCGCGGTCGAGACCGGGATCTGCTCGGACAGGTCCCGGATCTCCTTTCCGAGCGCTTCGTCCGCGCCCGAAACGAACTTCTGAACCTTCGCGAACGAGTCCTCGAACGCGATCGATGCACGCAGCGCAGCGCCGCCAGCGGCGACGATCGGAGCGGTGAGACCGATCGTCAGCCCGCGCCCGGCGGAAGATAGCTGCCGCGAGAGCTTCCCCAGCCGACCCTGGAGCTTGCGGATGTCCCGCTCGAACTCGGTGAGGTCGATCCCGAAGACGACGGTGAGCTTGCCGGCACGTGCCACTACGTCACCCTATCGTTCGCGTCCCCGGTCCGCGGTTGCGCAGGTTCCGGAACTTCTCGCGCGCCTTGCGAATCGCCTCGAGCTTGCGTTCGTCCGCGGCCTGCGAAGGAGTGACGGCGGACTCTTGCGCCACGTACTCGGCGAGAAAGCCGCGGCCGTAGATCGATCGGAAGATCCGCCGCGGGTTCGGTCTCGTCTTGAACTGCCCGAGTGACGAGATCAGCGCCGTGGTGTACTGGCTCGCCATTCGATGCTCGTGGTCGAGTCGCCACAAGAATCCCCACTCCAAGAGTCCGAATTCGCATGGCGTGAGCCTCCCGAATTCCCACGGCTTGAGCGCCAGTGCGCTCGCGGCGACGCGACGGAACGGTGTCAGGTCCGCCGGTCCGTCGCTCTTCCCGAGATCCTTGACGGAACGCGTCAGTCGTTTTTTTTGGCCGGTGCCTCCGAGGCGAAGTCGCGGGTGAACGCCGCGGTGATGATCTGGATGATCTTCCCGTAGCGCTCGGTGATGCTCGCGCCTTCGATCCCGTCGATGATCACGCCGGCTTGCTTGAGCGTGAGCGTCGGGTGCGAGTGATTCAGGCCGGCGTGGACGAGCGACCGCACGACGGTCGGCGTGAACTTGCGGAAGATCGACGTCCCGGTCTTCGCCGCGAGTTCGGCGAGCGCCTTCTCGTCGCCGGCAGCCGCCGACTTGCGGATCGCATCCGACACGTCAACGTCAGCGAGTCCGCCGAAGAGCGCGAAGATGTTCTCCCCGGTGAGTTCTCCGAACGACGCGATCGCGTTGAAGTCGAATCGCAACGTGTACTCTTCGCCGCCGCTCGTGAACGTGCTCGTCGTTCTCTGCTCTGCTTTCGGCATCCTACCCGTCCTCCTACTTCCGTTTGACCTTGAGAACTCCGACCGTGATGTCCGCGCCGCTGTCGGAGTACGTCAGCTGGACGTACCCGTTCGAGTCGTTGAATCGCTTTTCGTTGAACGGGCCGAGATACCTCGTGGTCAGAGCCGCGACGACGCACGCGATGTCGTGGTCCGATCCCTGATCGCACGCAGTCTGCGAGTTGACCGTGATCGTCCGAGCCGCCGACGCATGCGCGTTCGTCAGCTCGAGAACGATCTGGCCGTCGTTGAGGAACTGGTCGCCACCTGACGCTGCCGCGTTCGCGGTCAGGTTGAGACCCGACGTGCTGAGAACCGATTCCTGCGGTGTGAGAGTTGCCATGTTCCTCTACTCCTCAAGCACGCGTCAGCGTGAGCTTGGACACGACGCCGGTGTTGTCGCGCGCGCGACCCTTGAACGACGCCGAGAACGTCACGAGCGACGACTCGCCGAAGTCGTACTCGAACGACTCCATGGTCGCCCAGCCGATGAACGTGTCGCCGGCCGCGTTCGTAAGCCGCAGGTGAACCGGCGTGTCGATGTCGGTCGCGTGGAGCTGGTTCGTGTCGATCAGGTACTCGATCGCCGAGTTATTGTCGGCGTTGTGCCCGTCGATCGAGACCGTCCACCCGCGCCGGTTCGAGACCTCGTCCTCGTCGCCTGAGTTGTCCTTGTTCGTCGCGTCGAGAGACGACTTCGAGAACGCGATCGTGCCGCCTACTTCCTGCGGCATCGTCACCCACGATGGAGTCCCGTCGCTCTCGGCGACGTCGATGGCCACGCGCCAATTGAGGCCCGTTTCGACTGCCATAAAAAGCTCCTCGGCCTCACGGCCGTGGTACGGCGCCGCCTCACGGCGGGGCCAACGAACAGAGTGCTACGCCTCACGGCGGAGCGTCGAAAATCAGGGCGCGACCACGGGGCTCACGTCCTGGACAATCCACACGATTCTCAGGACTCCGTGGCGAACCACCGATTCATCCTGCTCGTCGAGTTCTTTCGAGACGTCGTAGGACGACACGCGGCCGTCAACAGCCGCGAAGTCGTCCCCGAGTTGCAGCGGCAGCACGGTCAGCGACCGCGAGACCGCGTTCATCAAGTCGTTGAGTTCGCGCGTACCGCGCGCCTTCGAGTAGCAGTGGAGCGAATAGACCTGCTCCTTGATGCTGCGGCTCTTGTTCCCGATCGGCTCGCCGAAGTGCCCGCCGAGTTCGACGTACGGAAACACCTCGTCGTCCGGGACCTCGTCGTAGACGGGCCAGTTGCCGTCGGCGTCCTGGTAGCCGGTGCCAATGCCGAGTTCGTCGTCCGTCAATCGCTGGTAGACGGCGAACTGGAGCGCGTCGAATCCGAGACGTTCAGCGGCCACGTGCAGCCCTCCGAATCGCCTCGTCCGAGATGATCCGCCGCGCGTCGCGTTCGAACCCGACGGCGACAGCGTCGAACGCCGGATAGAGGTATGGGCGCGGCTCGCGGCCTTTCTGCGTCGTTCCGTGTTCGATCACGAAACCGTGCTGCGCGTAGGCCCGCACGATTCCGGTCGGCTCCACGTCGAAGTCCTTGGCCTTCTTCGCGCGGATCGACCGGTAGAGCTTCATTCGGCCCTTGCGGGTTTCCTTCCCGCGGACGACGGTCGCCTTCGCGCGATCGCGCACTTCGTTGAGCGACCGCTCGACGAGCACAGCCGCGCGCTCGCGCGCCTCGCCACGGAAGCGCCCGAGCGTTGTGACCATCTCGCGCACTCCCTTGAGCCTGAGTTTCTGTTCGGCGGTCAACCCGCGCGAGGAAACGGTATCAGCCACGGCGATCCTCCCGGCATTCGAGCCAGATCTCGCGGTTGCGCTCCTCGCGGTTCATGACGCCGAGCACTTCGAACTTCCGGTCGTCCGAGATCCGGCGCACACGCATCGACGCCAGAACTCCGACGACGTAGCGCGTACGGATCCGGTAGTCGCCCACCGTAGCCTTCCCCTGTTGGCTGAGTTCCTCGGTGGACTCCATCGGCTCGATCGCCGCGTAGGTCTTCGCGTGTTCGGACCACGTAGTCGGCAGCCGGCCGCCGCGTCCGTCGCTCGCTTCGGTACGGCTCTCGATCACGACTCGATGTCTCAGCTTCCCGGCTCTCATGCTGCGTCCGGTACCCTCAGCGACCAGAGGAGCGACTCGACCGAGAGCGGCACCTTGCGCGCGATCTCGTTGATAACGACCGGCTCGCGGTGCTCGTAGAGCTGTGCCGTCCACAGGAGCACCGCAGCCTTCGCCGTCGGCGCAACCTGCGCAGTCGTACCGTAGCCAGCCACGAATCGGACCGTCACAGCGTTCGGTGTCGTCCGTGTCGATGGCCAGGACTGGTTCCACGCGAGCCGAATGCACCCTGGCTCGATCGACGTGTCGACGTCGTAGACCGACGAAGAAAGCGTCTGCTCGGCGCCGTCGATGTCGATGTACTTGACCGATGTCACCGACTGGAGCGGCGGACGCTTCAGCTCGAGGAAGTCCGCGAACTCGTCGAACGTCTGGTCGTAGGTCGCCGTCACGAACTGCCGACGCGCGAACACCTGGGAGACCTCGGTCGCAGCCGCGAGGTACGCCTGAAGTAGCGTGTCCTCGGGACCGCGCACGACGCGGAGATGGTCCGCGAGCGTGTCGAGGTCGACCGGGTAGGTCGTCGGTGCTGTGACGAGCGTCAGGCCCATGGCCTACTTCTTCCCCTTCTTTTCCTCGGGATTCGGCGCCGGTTCGGGCGCCGGTTCGGGCGCCTTCGCGCTTTCGAGAACGAGCGCGGCGATCCCGGTCCCGCACCAGCGCGCGGCGCGATCGTCGGAAACGTCCATCTCAGTGCCGACGGCCGGGTAGCCGTTGCGCACGTCTGTGATCCTGATCTTGGGCATATTGCCTCCCAGTGGTGGAGATCGAGGCGCGTGCGCGTCGCCAGTGCGCACGCGCCTCGATCAGCTCACTCAGTCAACGATGGCCGACTGGACCGTGGCCTGCGGGTAGCGCGGGTCACACAGGAGGTAGAGCCCGCAGCCGAGCTGCGCGTTCCCCCCCGTGTCCGCAACCGACATCTGCACGCAGTCGAAACCACCGGAGACGTCGAGGTCTTCCGCGTTGATCTCGATCGCGTAGATGGCCTGCACTTCCGCGTGGGTCGCGTCGGTGTAGGTCGCGGTCGCCGAGCCCTTGTCGACCGCCGTCCACGTGCCGACACTCGTAAGCGTGCCGGCCTTGCTGTGGAGATGGCGGAACGTGAGGTTCTTCGTCCCGGTGCCCGCAACGGCCGTCGCCTGCGAGAGCGTGATGACCGGATCGTCTCCGGCCGTCCCAGCCGCCTTGAAGAGCAGACACACGACCTTCCCGTATCCCTTGAGGGACACCCAGTCGCCGCTCTGGACGGTCTGCATGTCGACCGGCACGAAGGCCGATGCGATGTTGAACTGTTCTGCGAATCGAGCTGCCATGTCGTCCTCCTTATGCCGCTCGCGCGTCCAGAGCGACGAAGGTCGACAGCGTCGCAGTGCTGTTCGCCGGCGTCAAAGCGCTCTGGAGCCACGGCTGGCCGTCGACCTCGAACATGAAACGGAACGCGGTCTCCGCGTAATCGAAGCGGAGATGCATCGACGTCGCCGCATCGACGCCGCCACGCGTGCCGGTGGCGTACGCCGTGAGGTCTGCGAGGATGATGTCGCCGACGTCGCCGACGGTCGGGCAGTACTCGACCGGAACGATCGGCCGCCCGAAGAGCGTCGAGAACTGCTGCCCGGAAAGCCCGCCAGCCGGCATGAAGACCGCGACATCGCTGAGCGGCGTCGCCGGCGTCGTGCGCTGGAAGACCATGCGGTAGAGCTGCTGCTCGACGTCCTGGTTGACGAGCCAGATCGCGTTCGCACGGCTGCGCGCGTGGAGACGGCCCCACATCTTGACGATGTTCGCGCCGTCGACGGTATCGGCAACCTGCCCGGATTCCTTCGCGATCGAGACCAGGCACCCGGAGTTCAGGATTCCGAGCGGCTGCCCGGCGCCGGTTCCGTTGACGATCGCATTGCCGACGAGCCAGTTGATCTCGTCGGTCGCCGCACGCTGGAGGTACTGTTCGAGCGCGACCGCCGAGTTGCGCAGGAGCTTGTCCGTGACGTAGCAGAGGACCGCGAGCTGCTGCGGCTCGAGCTTCATCTGCCGAAACTTCGGGTTGCTGGCCGTCATCTGCGCGGCTTCGGCGATCCAGTAACCGCGGATCCCACCGTAGCGGGAGCCCGTCGCTCGCGAGGTCTCGGCGTTCGCGGGGAACGTCAGCGACTCGCCGGTGATCGTGTAGTTGTCCGTCCGGCCGAGGAGCGAGTCCGTCGGATCGTTGAGACCGTCCCAGATCGCGGTCGAGAACTCGGGCGGAACCAGGAATCCGCCATCGGGTCCGACACCCTGCGACATGCCGCTCGCCGCTGCGCCGAACTCGACGCCGTCCGCGTCGACGAAGAGTCGACGGTCGGCGCTGCGGGCGGTCTGCGGCGACATGGCGCGAGCGACAGCCGAGGCGAACTCGCCAAAGTGTGGCCAGCCGTTACGCGCTTCCGCGGCGCGGTCGCGTGCCGTTGCCGGGGCGCGCGCCGTCGGGTCGCCGTCGTCGGGCGCCGTGATGACGCGGCGAGACGTCCGGCGCAGGTTGTCGTCGTCGTTGCCGGCTGCGTACGCGTCAGCCGATGCGATGCGTTCGAGGCGCTCCGCGCTGGCAAGCGCAGCTTCGCGCTGGTTCAGGAATTCGTCGACCTGGCCCGCTTCCTCGGCGGTCAGGTCACGCTTCTCGGCGTCAGCGTTCGCCTGGACGGCCTTCGCCTGCTCCAGTAGACGCTGGGCCTTCTGCCGGAGGGCAGTCGGGTCCATTGCGTGCGAGTCCGTGTCCCCTTGCCTCGGCCGGGAAAGCCGATTGCTCGCGGGCGGGGAGCCCGGACGAGCAGGCGAGTTTGTGGACAGCGGACCGACTGGCTCAGCAGCGGCGATCGCCTCCCCTCGCGTCGAACCCCCGCGACGTCTCAGCGTGCGGTCGGACCGGACGAGGTTTCCCTGTTGTCGCTTTCTACGGTAGCGACTGAATTCGTCGTGTCAAGTGCGCATCCTCGCCCGCGCGAGCGCGCTCCGCCTCGAGGTCGACTCCCGTGGCGCTGCCGCTTCGAGATGCGCACGGAACGCCGCGACGGTCTCTTCGAGCGTCTCGACCGCGTCGATCATGCCGAGCGCCTTCGCACTCGCGGCGAGTACCAAACTGCCGTCCGCCCAGCTCTCGACGGTCGCGCGCGGCACGCGCCGACCACGCTCGACCGCGGCGAGGAAGAACTCGTTCATGCCCTCGACGCGCGCCCGCAGGTAGGCGAGATGGTCGTCGGTGACAGGAGCGCCAGGCACGCCGACGCCCTTCAGCGGGCCGGTCGAGATCACGTGGACGACCAGACCGTTCGCCGTCGCACGGCCGGACGAGTCCGTCAGCACCGCGATCGTACCGATCGATCCGATCTGCGCGGTCGGGTTCGCCGAGATCCGCTCGGACTGCGACGCGACCCAGTACGCCGCCGAGGCGACGAGATCCTCGCCGACGGCCCAGACCGGTTTCGAGCCGCGGGCTTTGAGGACTTCCGTTGCCAGCTCTTCGGTCCCCGCGACCGTCCCACCCGGCGAGTCGACGAGGAGCAGGATCCCACGGACGGACTCGTCGGCAGCCGCAGCGCGGATCGACCTGCGCAGTGCGACGCTCGACGCACCGCCGAAACTGGAATCGCCCTTCGTGATCTGGCCGACGATCTCGATCAGCGCGATCCCGTCCGACGTGACCGAGAAGCTCGGGCCGTCCGACGGCTCGTTCGCCGCCGCGTCGACGTTGACGTCGATCGCTCGTGCGTAGGGCTGGAAGGTCCCCTCGCGAACGGCGTCGACGGCCTGTGCAAACCACGCCGCCTCGATGATCCACGGGCCGAAGTGCTGCGCCGCGCAGCGGTGGAAGCGGCTTCCGTCGACGTCGATCCCGATCCGGACATTGTTACGCGCCATCGCTCGTGCTCCTTTCGGCCGCCTCGAGCAGCGACCGCGCCAGTGTCCCAGCCCGTTCTTCCCAGTGATCGATCACGGTCTCGGCGTCGCCACGCGCCCACGCGTCGAAGAGCGCTGCCCGGGCGACCGACTCGTGCGCAAACCCGACCGCGGCCATCGCGACCGCGTCGACGTCGTTCCCGCTCGCAGCCGCGTAGGTCTCGCACGCAGCGGCAAACGCCGGCCGGATCGTCTGGTCCCAGTGGCCGAAGAAGAACTTCTCGGCCCACGTCGTGAACTTCTCGTCATTCGTGCCGGCCCGTTTGACCGCGCGATCGGCCGCAAGGCGCTCCTTGCGGACTACGCGTGTCGCCGCGTCGAGGAAGACTGGCCAGACGATCGCACGCTCGCGCGCTCGGTCGCGCCGGCGTGGCGATGGCGCTGGCTCCGCCGGCTGGTCCGGTTCTTTCGGACGCTGGGAACCCGTCGGTTCGTTCGCGGTGAGGCCGGCCGCGGCGTCCTCGGTGCGCACAAAGTTGAGCGGCACGTAGTAG